CCGCTTCCTGATGGTCAAAGCCTACTGGGGCAAGTCTGCGTTAGTCACCAGCAATCCCGCCGGCGGCTGGAACATTGCGGATATTCCTTCCACCTTCAGCAACGCCAACCTGACGAACAAGTTCACGGAAACGCCGCTGATCCTGACCAGCACGGGCGCGGATATCTCTATCTCCATCCAGCTGAATGACGCTGCGCTGGCCGCTGATAAGTCCTATGACTTGAACACCCTTACGCTGGTGGACGGCGACGGCAACGCCTTTGCCGTGCTCTGTCTGCAGCAGGACAGCGTATTCCGCGGCAAGGCCTATAACCTGCTGGTTACCATTGAACAGAAAACGGCGTAACGCACATGACTGATAACGAAATTACCGACGTAGGCGTTATGTCCGGCATTCCGTATGGTACCGCGCCGCTGTCAGCGGACATGCAGTACCTGGAGACCTACACCAGTTCCGCGCTCAACAGGAAGTTAAAAGGGGTGGTGCGCCCCGGCTTTTACCTGGGCTTCTCGCCGGTTGCCGGGACCGGGCTGAATGTTGTCGTCACCTCAAAAGGGGCAGAGGACGGGCAGGGCGCCGCCTCCATTGACGTGAACGCGCACCAGATCACGGTACAGCACCTGGCGGATCTCACGCTGCCGGTAGTGGCGGGCAAAACCACCCGCATAGTGCTGGAGGCGAACTACAAAGTCGGCACTGTGACAGAACAGGTTAACCGCGATTCCGTCGTTAAGGCCGCGCGCGTCTTTGCGCAGGATCTGTCGGTTGCGCTGGCGCCGAACCAGCTGGAGCTTTGCCGCGTGCTTGTGCCAACCGGCACCACGCAGGTGACGCAGGCAATGATCGTCACGAACTACCGCATCAACCGGCAGGTAGGTATCACCCTCGACTCCGTGAACGACAGCGACGACGAACTGACCGCCGCTAACCTGAAGGGGCTGAAAATCCTGAAGGCCTTGATCGATAACAACATGGTCAGCGCCAACAACGGCTCGGACATTGAGGATAAAGCGCTTTTTCGTCAGAACATCGGGCTCGACCAGGTAACCAATGACAAGCAGCTGAAGGCCTCTGAAAACCTGGGGGATCTGCCGGACGTTCCGGAAGCCCGTAAACATCTTGGGCTTGGTACCGCCGCGCTGGCGAACGTCCAGCAATCAGCGATTGATAATACGGCAGGCGCGCTGATGGCCGTGGGGGCGTTTGGCCTGGGCGCCGCGTCTGCCGTGCTGGACAGCAAAATCACTTCACTGTCTAACATAGTCGTCACCCGCCTGAGTGCCTTCTGGACGCTGAGCGGCAGCTTTACGGACGGTCCGGTTGAGCTTGGTAAAGCGCCACTGGCGCTGAGCGGGCAGCTGATTAACATGCGCCGCAGCTATGATGCCGGCGCGTCGCTGGTGCAGCTGCTGGCCGCGCAAAACGGCACGGTGTATATCCGCACCGCAGGCGGCGGTAACGGCTCCTGGGCGTGGCATGGCCTGACAAGCGGCGCTGATGCAAACGGCTGGCGTAAACAGATGGACACGGCCAGCATGACGCTGACCGATCTGCTGAACCTGGGCGCCGCAAGGGCGGGCTGGAACAACGACATTACCAGCCTGAACAGCCTGACCGATATCAATACGGCAAAGGTAAGGCTGGCAAAGAATCTGGAAGTTAATTCACAGATTCAGGCCGGATTCCGTATGGGTGTGATCCGCTCTGAGCCGTCAACGCCGGTCATGACGTTTGTGCGTACCGATCAGCCGGAAGATACGCCGACGGCGTATGACACCGACGTGATGAACATCTTCGGGCGTCTGGCGTCCACGACGACCGATACCTGGGGCGGAAGGGTGCTCGGCAGTATCACTATCACGAACATGACGCACGGCGGCGGACAGCTTGCGCTCGATGCGCGCGCGCGTTCCGGCGCGACCACGGCGCGCTTTGCTCTCAACAGCGGCGACGGTACCGCCACGCTGCAGGGGTCCGGCGGGCTTTCAGTGCTTGGCGGCGGCGGTCTCCGGTCAGATGGCGCAGGCCTGTTTACGGCTGATGAAATCGCGCTGCAGCTGAAGCCTGCAACCAGAGACAAGGCTTACTACCTGCGCGGGCGTAAGCAGGATAATACGCTGCACTGGTATCTTGGCCAGTCAGTTGATAGCACCGATACCGTAACCTGGGGAAATTCGATCCCGAATACATGGATCAGCCTCTCAGCCGACGGCACGGGCGATACCAACGTCTCGACAATGAAGTTTCGCGGCGGGGCTTCAGTCGCCGGTAGCCTGACTGTTGCGGCCGGCGCTGACTTTACCGGACCCGTGACCGTGCTGGCGAAAGGCTCAACTGCCATTGGCGATCTTACTAATGCGGCGCTGGTGGTGAACGGCAGCAACAGCGACGGCAGTCAGGGCATTACCGTTAACAGCTTTTCGCCGGCGCTGGCGCTCGTCGATCGTACTGCAAACAATCCGTCATACCGCTGGAGAACCTACAGCACTAATCTGCTGCTGGAGGCGGATAACCGGGATAACGGTAAGACCTGGAACAAGTATTGCGCAGCCTTTGGCTCTAAAGGCCAACTGTCAATTGGCTTGGGGGCTGGCGCGTCCGCTGCACGTTTGCTGACGCTGGGTAGCGGTGCCGCCGGCAACGGCAATCTGACGGGTACCACGCAGCTGGTGGCGATGGCTTATGCCAATATCGGCTCAGACGCAACGACACGCGCCATAGGCTTTGGCGCTGAAGTAACGTTTGGCGACGGGGTAACGGCGCAAACGATGAGTGATGCGGTAGAGTTCTGGGCGAACTCCGGTACCGTCAACAGCACTACACAGATCAGCAATATTTCGTCGTTTCGTGCATACGATAAAGCCAGCACGAATATCCTTTCGGCTGTCGCCTTTGACGGACGCCTGAATGCGCGCGACGGCGTAACCCGCTGGAACCTTTGCATGCAGGGTACTGCGCCAAACCTCCTGATGGGACAGACAATCGTTGGTGGCACCGGCTATAGCCTGCCTGACAGTTCGTTAGCAATGGAAGTCAGAGGCAATCTGAAAAGCAACAGCATCAGTCTTGGCAAGACTGGTACGGGGGTATTTGCTGATTCAGCATGATGGAACCATCGACCTCTATCTCAACAATTCTAAGTACTTCAGCTTTAGCAATGCTGATGGGCCGCGTGCTGAAACGAGTCTGGAGGTTATTGGTACGACCCCAAATAATTACCGAATTGTCTACGGCAACTATGGTTCTTTTTTCCGTAACGATGGCACAACTTTTTATCTCTTATTCACAGATCAAGGCGATCAGAAAGGTACCTGGAATCAATTAAGGCCGATGGCTATTAACATTGCTACAGGTGAAACTACATTTGGCCACAGAGTTCTTATGCGTGAAGAACTAACTGTTACCGGCCATACAACTCACACGAGAAATGGCGAGAGCATAATGCTCAAGCCCGCGACTGCTGATCAGGGTTACTGGATAAAGGGGGAGAAGTACGACGGCACAAATCACTGGTATTTGGGGCAGGGTTCGGCTAACTCCAATAACGTCGCCTTTACTAATTACATCGGTAACTGCTCGGTAACCCTACATGATGGTGCTGTTACTGTAGGAGGCTCTAATGGATTATATATTGGTGCTGCACGCGTCCCGCCTGACGGAAACCTGTATGGCACAAAATGGGGCAATACCTGGCTTTATGACTGGATTATGGCTCGCATGGTTACCTCTGTTCGGCTTGGAACTGCGCGTGCTTCGACGGCCTGGAAAGGGCCGGCGTGGAATGATACTGGTGGATATGTATTAACCGCCGCTACAAACGGGAATAAAGATGAATATATCGACTCCATTTATGCGCGCCCGCTTCAATATTGCATTAAAGGTGGTTGGTATACGGCGGCCTCAGTATGAGAAATAAGATGATTTATTCTGATTTTACCAGTTATACACCCGATATCCCTGCTGTTGGTGAAGACGCAACTGATCAAGAAAAGGCTCACTTTGAGCATATGAGTGTGCTGCTTTCTCATAACGTTGTCTTTGCCCGAGATGCAAATAACGTTTGCTGGTATGAAGCTCAAAAGCATTTTTCTGAGCATACCGTTAAGCTTATGTTGTGTGCCGATGGCCGCATTTGGGCGTTGGATAAAGATGCTTCCAGAATGTGGCCAGAAGGATATTCCGTCGTAGAAGTTGATGAAAGCCTGGTTCCTGATGATATTCAGCCTAACGGAGAGTGGGCTTATAAAGAAGGCGCGATATCCCTGCGCACGCTGCTTCAGGATGAAGCTATTGAGCGTTTTAATAAGCAGCGTGATCGCCTGATAAAAGAGGCTCGTGCGGTCATTACCGAATGGCAGGCAGAGCTGTCGCTG